GGAGACTGCTCCGCCACCTGCATTCGTCGCCGATCCCATCGCCCTCGCCTGGGCGAAGGCGTGCAGGCTCGCGATCCGGCAGTCCGTCGCGGCACTCATTACCGGCGGTCCTTGAGGAACCTCAGCATCTCCGATGCGACGGCAGACGGATCGGTGGACCTCTTGTCCTTCTTGACCCGGCCCTTCAACTCCTCGGAGAGCTTCGCGTAGGCGTCGGCCGTCTTGCCGCCGGCGAACGGATACTTCTCCGTCTTGCTTCCATCCGGGTGCAGGCCCTGAACGTAGCCGTCGGTGTCGCCGACCTGCTTGGCCGTCCAGGGAAAGTGGTCGCCCTTGCTCCAGGTCTGCACGCCGCCGCCGTCGTCGGACTTTCCGCCGTCCTTGCCACCACGGGCGAGTTGGTCAGTTCGGGCCTTATCGAGGAAGTCCTGGGCGTCTTTCTCCTTCGACTTGTCGAGGTGATCGCCCTTCTTCCACTCTTTGTATTTTCCGGAATCTCCACCACTGGCGGACGCGCCGCACGAGTTGTCGACGCCGCCGCCTGGGCCCGTCGGACAGAAGCCGCGTCGCTCGGCGATGAACTCCTGGTACTTCCGCATCTCCGCAGCGACGTCGGTCTTCGGCTTCAGCGGCTCGGCTGGCTTCGGATCCTGCGCCGAGATGAACTGCTCGTAGCTCCGCTTGGCGACGGCAACGGAAGAATTTTTATAGGCCGGGTATGTGACGGGGCCACAATCCAGGAGGGACTTGATGCGGGTGACGAGGCGGCGGCTCCTGCCGCCCTCGCGGGTCCACTTTTCCCCGCCCTCTGCCACGACGAAGCTGAAGCTCGATCCCTTGAGGTCCCCGCGAGCTACCATTTCGGCGATATCCTGCCGACTCTCGGGAAGGAGGATCTCGTACTTCAGGCCGATCTTGTCGACCGTGAGCTTCATCGTGTTCGGAAACCGACCGATGAGGTGGTTCGGGTCGTGATTGAAAAGGCCGCGAGTCTCTAGGGGATTTCCTTCGAGGTCCTTTCCCTTGGTGACGATCTCGAATGCGGACGGGGCAATTTGCTCGATGAAGTCCCCGAGCAGCAAAGAGTCAGTTCCAAATTTTGCCGCATACCCGACAAGGTACGTCCGCCTCTCGCCCGTCTGCGGGTCGGCGCGGTGCTCGACGCCGAGCGTGCCCTCGGTTGAGCTCTCAGTACCGGCGGAGGCCAGATACCGCCGCTCGACCTGGGGCATCTCGGTGGCCTCGGGCTCAGGCGTGTCGGTGGCGACGAATCGGCTTTCGGTGGTTTCCATGCCGTTCAGGCTACGGGTTTCCGTATCCGGACTATAAGAGCGAGACGACTCCTTCCCGTCGGCGGCCTCCATCTGGGCGACGACCTTCTTTGCCCAGGAATAGCCGCTCTGGAATCCGCCCCAGAGCTTGGCGGCGATATAGCCGTTGGAGGGCCAGCCCTTGTCGCCGCGATTGAAACCCTCGGCCTGCTGGTCCGAGTCGTGGCGATCGAAGTAGGCCTTCATTCGCTTGACGGTCGACGGCGACACCTCCCTGCCGTTCGACAGATCCCGGGCGCGGGCGATGCCGACGGCGGTGCCGCCACGGCCATGCTCGCGACGCAGCTTCAGTCCGTACTCCGCTTCCCTGCGAACCCCCGACGGGGGCGTGAAGCTAATGTGACTGTACTTCTCCGGCGTTGCCATCCTTGGCCTTCTTCCTCTCGTTGGCTTCGGCCGCCCAGCGGTCCCACTCCTCCTGAGTCGGTGACTCGCCAGTCAGGCCCTCCTTCTGGATTTCTTCCCACGCCGCGTCAACGGCATCGTCCCGGTCAGAATCGCAGCCGATCTTTTCGTCGCCCATGCCTACCTCCCTTTGCGGTAACGGTCCTGCAATTTTAGCAGAGTTTCGACGCTCTTGCTTCTGGGGCGGCAGTCGAAGACGAGCCGGATCGAATCGCCGCTTTGGGACCACCACTCACGGCCGCCCGGCATGCGGAAAATGTCGGCCAAAGTCCTGGCACCAGAAAATTCCTTGGGGATTTCCTGGTCCTGAGACCTCAGAGTCCCACGGACGAGAGAGAGTGGGGCGTCGTATCCGTACTTCGGCCACACCTTGTATCCGGTCATGCGAAGATTCGGGTCATCCGCATCAAATCGCTCGGCCTGCATTTCCATGCGGATGACGCCCGAGGACGACGACTTGGCCACAGACTCAAGCGCCAAGCCCTTGCCCTGGAAGTCTGGATGAATGAAGAATCCGCCCATGTTAAGGACCGGCCCTTGATTCGTGATCCAGAGGTCGCGAGAGGCTGCGGCAGCCTTCACGGCGGTCCCCGGCTGACTCTTGAACTGCTCCTCCTCGCCCTTGAAGCCCTCTCCGGTGGCGACGCCCATTGAAGTCCACCGCATCTCGATGCCGTGGCCGGTTGGGACAATCTCAAGCCGAGGGCGGGTGATGCTCGATCGATCTGCGGAATCCGCTACCGGGCCAGAGGCCAGTACGGCGTCCGCAATCTTCATCTTCAGGCCGTCCTCGATGATGCCCCGGACGTCGTTTGGCCTCGTGATCTTGATGGAGGCAAGGCTCTCGGCCCCGGGGAAGAGCGGCTTGCCCGGAGTCCAGATTTCTGTCTCGCTCGATCGGCCCCACTTCTCCTCTTTCCCGCCCCATCGAGAAGAAGATCCGCCCCCGGAGTCCTTGTCGGCGGCCATCTTCTCGCCGGCGCCGCACGAGTTGTCGATTCCGCCGCCTTCGCCTGTCGCGCAGAAGGCACGAGACTCGCCTCGTACTTTCTTCGACCTCTTGCTCCAGATCGTCCTGGGCTGCTTGCCGTAGCCGGCATCGAAGACGATGTCGTCGTACTTGTCCGTCGCGATGGCGTGGTCAATCGCAACCTTTCGCTGGCGATCGGTCGGGGGATTGCCGCTGGAGTTGCTGAGGTAGAGCGTTCGGCCAGAAGCAGTTACCCGCATCCAGCCTTTGCCGAGCAGTTCGGGCTCTCCGCCGTCCACGCCGTGCTTCTTGGCCCAGAAGTCGTGGGTATTGAAGCCGATCGGAGACTTCAGTCGATCGGCCGGCTCTTTCGCCCGATCGAACGGGTGAAAATCCCCTCCGGTGCTCAGCCACGACTCCTTGTTCCTGGGGTCGTCGTACTTCGCCTTAGGCATAGTGTTCGGCCTGGGGGCCGTGGCCGTATCGCCGCCACCTTCGTCGTTGGGCGAGCAGTCATTCTTCACCCCGCCGCCTTCGCCGGTGGGGCAGAAGGCCCGCTTCTCCAAAACCCTGAAGTCTTCGTCCTCGCCCGTGTAGTCGTCGAGCAGGCCCTCGTCCCAGACCTCCTGCCACAACTCGTCGAGCTTGACCTCGTCGGCCGGCGAGAGCCATTCGTCTCCGGTCCCATAGGCAAGGTCTCGGCGGTCACGCTCGAAGTGACGAACGAACCGACCGAAGACCTGCATCTGCGGGCTGTCGGCCTTGGTCAGGTCAAGCTGGACGTCGAGGTCCGTGCCGTTCTTCTTCCACCACCGCGTTCCGTCCGGGGTCGCGTGGAGGTCGAGGAGGGTGCGGCAGTGCCCCAGGTCGGGCGGCAGCTTGTTGCGGATGTGGTTCGGGATCGGAGCGTTGAATCCCATCCGGGGCCAGATCGTGTACCCACGGAACATGCCGTCGCGGGCCTGCTTGGGGTCGCCGGCGGCGTTGAGCGTGATCTTCGAGACTCCTCGCTTGAGCGACTCCTGAACGCTGTCGGTCATAATTCGGAAGAACTCGCGAGCGGCGGCGTGCCTCTTCTCGGGGTCACGGCTCACGTCGGTCTTCACGTCCATGAGCTTGTGATCGACGACAAGCTCAGGCGACTGCGGCGGGCCAGCGTTGTAGACGACGGACTGGCTGAACAGGCCGTCTTTCACGCCGGCCACGTCGCGGGTGGTCTCAATGTGGAGGCCGTCGCCTCCGTCGCGATCGTGGTCGCGGCGGACGAAGACGTAGGTTCCGTCGCGGCTTCCGCCCACCATGCCGATGGCGTCGTCCTGCTTGATGCCCATAGCCTCCAGGCGGCGGTCGATCTCCTCGGGCTTGTCGCCGATCTTGATCTCGGGGCCGGAGGATGGGCGAGGCCCAGAGTCATCGTCAGCCTTTGCGATGTCTCCGCCCTTGTCGTCATCTTCGTCGCCACCGCTGCCGCCCTCGCTGGGGGGGCAGTCGTTCTTCACACCGCCGCCTTCGCCGGTGGGGCAGAAGGCGCGACGCTCGGACGAGGAGTCGCGAGAGATCAACGCGCTGATGTGCTCAAGCAACGCATTAAAGGTATCAGGATCGCTCAGCGACTCGTTGAAAAGAATCTGCGGATCCTCTCCGATTGCATTGATGTCCCGGGTGGAATCCCACTCATCCGAGCCAGTGGCGTCTCGGCGAGACTTCCTGCCGCTGGCCTGTGCCGCCTCGCGGCGTTGCCTTTCCGCCTCCGCTGCGATGTCCGTGATTCTTCCGCTGGCCGACCTACCGGACGCGAGCGCAGAGAACGCGGAGCTAAACGTATTCTGATCCGGCGGAGTCTTCAGCTTATAGCCCAGGCTCTGCCAGAGACGCTGCGTGTCCACCCACCCAAGCGCCTGCGCCTCGCAGACGTTACCTCGTCCAGACTTTTTCGCCGCCTCCTCGAAGAGACGGTGAAGGTTTAGTGACTGCGTTCCGTTCCCTGGGGCGATCAGGATCTGCGTTCTGTTCTTGAAGGCGTTATTGGCCGCGAGATTCCGCTCAGTCTTGTCGGCGTATGTGGAGTTTGTCGAGCTTGAGCTTTTCGCGTAAGCCTTGACCGTCCTCCGGATGTACTCCATCGCGGGGGAGTCGTCGTCCGGCGTTGTCTTCAGCCGGATGGCCTCCTGGAGGCTCGCCTTGACCTCCGAAGCGCTCAGGCCGTGAAGGAGGGGGCTTCCTGTGCGAAGGCCCTTGATGCTATCCAGGACTCTCGACATATGCTCGGACGACTTCTCCCCGTCCGTCGGCGACATGAGAGTCCCGAAGATGGAGCCAGCCTGACGCATGAGCCACCGATCCTTGACCACAAAGTCAAAAGCATCGTCGGCTCGCTCCCGGTTGGCGACTGCATGGGTGAAGGCGCCGATCTTGGGGCCGAACAGCGCGAACGTCGGCACCCGCGTCGACACGAGTTCATTGCTGACGCCGAGCGAGTACGGCGAGTCGGGGAGCATCGTGTTGGCAGTCTTCACGAGGTTCCCGACAGTGTCGGACTTGGAGAAGAACTTCATCACGTCGTCCCACCCATGCCTGTCGGCGAGTGTCTGGACGACCTCGAATGCCTTTGCGTTGAAGCTTCTTCCCAGGGCCGAGTGGTGTTCCTCGGGAATGATCAGGCTGCCGGTCTGAACCCAGTTCCGATACATCGCGTCTGCGTATCGGGCATTCTGTGGGACCGTGTTTTCCTGGGAGAGAATCCCGAGGGCCGTGCTGAAAACGAAGTCGTGAAGCTCGCCGTCGCGAGTGCCGTCCCCGATCTTCTCGTTCCCGGGCATGCTCCTGGCGATTTCAACAGCCCGGCCAACGTCCTCGGAGTACCAGCCCGAATGACGCCCGAGGTCCTTTGCGGCCCGGTCGAGATCCTCGGCCAGCGCGTCGGAGCAGACGTCCATGTCCGCGTCGCTCACGCGGTCGTTTATGTCGATGACCCTTCCGCCGTGGGCCGCGATGGCCCGCTGGGTCAGTGCCTGAGACAGGTCGGTCTCAAGGACACGGCCACGGATCGTCGGGACGTCAAGACGCTCGCTTCCGTCCAGCAGGGAGCCGGTCGTAAGAGCAGAGACGCGGCCCTCGTGAGACGGCGAGCCGGGGTGGACCTGAGGCGGCGCCAGAGTGGCAGTGGCAGTGTCGCCGCCACTGGACTCCTGCTCGCCGTCTCCGGCGTCCTCCTGGCACTTGTTGCCAGGGCCGAACTTTCCGCCGTCGTCTCGGCCGCAGTCCGAGCCTTCGCGAGACTCTACTCGCCCAGTTGGCGATCCGCATCCGCCTTGGCCTTCGCCTCGGCGTACTCCTGAACGACCTTCTTCCTGGCCCGCTCGATCGCCTCGGCGATCTCCTTCGAGGTCGCGCCGGGCTTGAAGTCGAACCTCACCATCTTCTTCGGCTGCTCGCTCATTCTTGATCCTGATCTCTTTCTTGTTGGCGATGTCCCAGATCGCAAGCTGGTTGTGCTCGACCGCAGCCTTCTCGGCCTCTTCCTGCGTCTCAAACCTCTCCGAGAGGTCCAGGTAGACCTTCCCGTCAGACCCGTCAATCCAACCACCTAAGTGTAGCTTCGGCCGCGAAGAAAGGTAGTCCCGGTGCTCATCGAAGTAGGCGTCGACGACCGCCTCGGTGACTTGATCCTTGCCGTCGATAATCTTCTCGGCACCTGGGACCGTCGAACACATGAATCCGGTCGTGGGACTCTCGGCCGTCACTGGGTGAACCGAATATCCGCCGGTTTCCTCGATGCTCCGAAGGATTTCATCGAGGACCTCGCGAGTGGAGGCACGCTTTGGCTCGGGCCCGTCGGGCGAGTCTCCTCCTGACGAGTCTCCGCGACCGCAAGAGTTGTCGATCCCGCCGCCCTCTCCAGTGGGACAGAAACCACGGGACTCTAGGCCCCACGAGTCGCTCGCGAACATCTCGTCGGCGGAGCGGTAGTGCTCCTTGACGTTGCGGTCGCCGTACTGTGGCCTGCGGGTGAAGACCGTATTGCCGACGCTCAGTGCGTCGACTCCGCTCTTCACCTCCTGCCCGGTCCTCTTGTCGTAGAAGTAGGCGGCCTTCTTCGGGTCGTACCCGACAGGGGTCCACGAATCCACGTCCTTCGGGATCGTGCGATCCTGCGAAATCTTGCCTTTCACGGTCGCGAGAGGTGTCTTCGTGGACTCGCCTGTCGCCACGCGGATGGCTTCGTTCTCTTTCGCCTCAAACCTGACCGGTCCGGAGAGGCGGGCCATCGAGTCGTATCCGATCGGGCTGCCAAACGACTTGCCGCCCTTGTCTTCGTGAATGGTGATGGCGTATACCGCCTTCCCCATCCTCTCGGTTGAGTGATTGAACGCCGGGATGTCGATGCGAAGGGCGACAGGAGTCCCTTCCGGAAGCTCCCTGGCCTTGCCGATCTTCGTGCCCTTCGTCTTGTTCGACCCAATCAACGCCTGAGACAGGTCCGAGTCAGACGGAGGCACGGCAAAGGCTGAGTTCCCACTGCCCTCTGGAACCGGACTGAACGGCGCTCTCGCGGCGAGGGCTGGGTGACCAGCCTCGACCTCGCGAGGCATAGAGTCGGCCACCGGATAGCTGCCGCCTGGGGAGCAGTCATTCTTGATGCCGTTGCCCTCTCCCGTCGGGCAGAACGCCCGCTGCTCGGGCTCCGGGGCGATCTTCTCAGGCGGGATCACCCACAGCTTGCAGATCGCGTCGCCCGCGATCAGGCCACGGACGATCTTGCACCCGGCCTCCTCGAAGTAGTGCGTGCAGTTGTGGCACTTGATGCCACGAGCGGCGAACGGGTTCTTCTCGATGTAGTGGGCCGCTTCCTTCTCCCACTTCCCGTCCTCCTCCGCGATCTCCTGCTGAGCCTCTTCGAGCTTCTCGTCCTGGGGCAGTAGCTCGCGAGCCTCGGCCGAGGCCTTCTCCGGGAGCTTCTTCACCGAGGCCTCGCCCTTGGGTGACTCCATCGGAGCCTTCCCGGGCTTGACCTCGGGCAGGCTCGGCGGGCCGCCAGGGGCGGGGGGCGGAGCGCCCGGCATCTGCGAGGGGTCGGGCTTCGGCTTGACCGCGTCCTCCAGCGTCTGGAGGTTCATCGCCACGAAGTGCTTGTCGGCGTCGGGTCCAAGCGGGGCCATCCCCTCCTGTCGCCTCACGTCGTTGATCGAGAAAATCCCGAGCCCCATCATCGTGGAGTAGTAGCTCGCCCGGCTCGCGCTGTCCCCACGGAGCAGGCCACGCACGTCGAAGCGGGCCTTGTAGGTGGCGTCGTCGTAGATGAGCGACCGACTGATCGCCTGCTCGATGCGGGCGAGCCAGGGCATGAGCGTGTAGTCGACGAACTCGCGGCCCTGGACTTCCAGGTTGCCGCCCGACTGCCCCTGAATAAGGTGCAACGGCAACCGGTAGCACCTCGCGATCTCCTCGCCCTGAAATTTTCTTACATCGAGGTACTGGCTGTCGGTATTCGTGGCGCCGAACTGTTCGACGCGGAGCCCGTTGGTGAGGATCGCGGTTTTATAGGCGTTGGACACGCCTCTATGAATTCGCTCCCAGTTGTCCCGGAGGCGTTCGGCCGTCTCCGCCGAGATGGCGCCATCCGTCTGGAGGACCACGCCGGGGCGGCCCATGTTCGCCCAGAACTTCGAGGCGTAGATTTCGCACGCGCGGGCCAGGGCAATGGCGTCGCGAGCGATCTCGACGGGCATCATGCCCTTCACGCCATCCGGCTGGGGCGTCCAGCGGATGTGCATGACCTGATCCTGGGTGTACTCCAGGGCCCGACCAGTCTGCGGGTCGTTGTAGGTGTACTTGAGCCGGCCGTTCTCCAGCCGCTCGACCCGCATGTTACTCGGGTGCAGGTTGTTCAGTTCGGTGACGGACCCGTACTTGCCAGACTTGATCTCGGTGTAGGAGTTCCCCCAGAGAGTCAGGTTCATCATCACCTGCTCGAAGAACTCGAACTTCGTCTGCCACCCGTTGGGAGCGAACCCGAGGACGTGGGCCAGGGGGATGTCCTCGGCAATCTCCTCGTGGCCGTTCTTGAGCTTCCGGTAGACGTGGAGGGGAAGGACCGAAACCGTTTCGGCGAGGATCCGGCAGCAGGCCAGGAGCACGGTCGACTGAAGCGCAGTCTCCGGATTGATCCGAATCTCGGCGGCAGTCAGGAACTTCCCGCCGAACACCTCGTCCGAGAGGAGGAGGTTGTTCCAGGAGATGCTGCGAAGCTCCGGCTCGTTCTCGCCCCGTGCGGGTGTCCAGACAATGTCGCTGAGTGCGGCGTTCTCTTCTCGACTCATAGGATCAGGATCTCCGGCTCGGCAGCGACCGCAGCCGGAGCCTCGTTCGCAATGGCGGTAGCCATGATGAGGGCGACAATCCCGTCAACCCTCAGAGGGCTCATGGCACTTGGCTTTACCACCTTGACGTAGCCCTCGGGGGATTCCTTGGTCGTCGCGTTTCCGGCCATCCAGTTCAGGATGGGGTTGTCGTTGGTCCGCAGGCGGCCCTGAGCGATCAGGGTGCTCAAAAGTTTCGTGCCAGGGTTCATGCTGGCGAACCCTTGTGAAAATCCTTGCACACTCAGGCCTTCCGCCTGAAGTTGCTGGACGAGGTAGTGGCTGTTGTGGGGGTCGACCGCGATCAGGCGGACGGTCCGCTCCTTGCAGAACTGGAGGATGTCCCGCTTGATGAACGAGTAGTCGCAGGTGTTTCCCGGAGTCAGCGTCAGGCCGTTCTTCTCCTCCTTCGCCCACAGCGTGTAGGGCACGCCGTCTTTCTGGGAACGAAGGCCTGCATTCTCGCCTGGGATCCAGAACCGGCAGAGCACGTCGAACACGTCGTCCGGCCCCTTGCTGACGGCCACGAAGGCGTTGCAGTCCCAGGTCTGGGCAAGGTCGAGGCCGGCGTACCACACCCGCTCGGGTCCGAGGTGCCCCGAAGGGCCCTTGCACTGGTCCCACTGGTCGAGCCGGATGTACTTGTTGCCGTCTCCCTGTGTCCAGACATTGAGCCTGTATCGGAGGAAGCTGGCGAGCCGGGCGTTGGACTGCTCGGCGTCCCGGACGTCAGCCCGAAAGGACTCCTCGTCCATCGTCACGCCCCAGGACGGGTTCGCGGCCTTCCAGACTTCCGGGTCCCGGTAGTCGTCCTCGGGGGCCGCTGCCGCCACGAAGGCGAAGAACTGCTCGTCGTAGTGCGGGTCGAGCCGGCACTTCATGGCGTGGTCGTGCAGTTCGTAGCCGATCGAGTTCCGGTCCACGCCGGCTGTCGTAATGGCGAGGATGAGGCTCTGGGCTCTGGAAATTCCACCATACCGGACGGCGCGCCAAAGCCTGTCGTCACGGGCGGAATGGATCTCGTCATAGCAGAGCGAGTGGATGTTGAGGCCTTCCTGGCGTCCGGCGTCACTCGAAATGACCTTCCAGAAGCTGTTCGTGGGGATGTAGGCGATGGTCTTCCTGGAGTCGACCACCTCCAGCATCTCGGAGAGGTAGGGGCTGGCCTGGACCAGTTCCTTCATTTGCTTGTAGACGATCGAGGCCTGCTCACGACTTGTCGCGCACCCGAAGCACTCGGCCGCCTGCTCGCCGTCGGCGACTAGGGTGTAGAGGCCTATGCCGCTGAGGAGAGTTGACTTTCCTGATGGTCGTCTTGGCCCCCACGGCAACCAGCCGCAGGGGCCAAGACGCCATTTTTTTTAGGCACCTCGATGTAGCCGACCCGGAACTTCCTGGTGTCGGTGTCGACCCGCATCCACCCGAAAAGCTCCTCGATGATGTCATGCTTCTGCCAGGAGAGGAGCGAGAAAGGCTTCCCGGCGAACTGACCCTTGGAGTGGGTCAGGAACTGCTCGAAGAACTGGACCGCGTGGGCGGCCTTGTCTTCGTCGAAGTAGAACTTAAGCCCCTGCTTGACTGCGTCGGCTTTGGGCAAACGCGGCAAGAGGATTTTGGGGGGCAGAGGCACTCGGAGCCACCTTCATGGATGACCGGGCAGCCGGAGTCATGCCAAACTGACGCTCAATCTCCAGGAGTTCCTTCCTGAGGGACTTCGCGAGAGTTGCCTCCGCAGTGATCTGGCTGTAGCCGGTCGAAGTGATCTGTGTGGAGCCATGCTCCCGGCAGTGCCGCTCCATCGCGTCCCACTGCTCGTGCATCATGCAGTAGCGGGTCAGCGTCTGGCGGTCGGCCTGGGTGAGGACGCCCATTCCCGAGAGGAGGGCGGCCATCTCGTGCCACTTCTCCAGGGCGACGCCCTCCAGGGACGGAGGCGGGGCGAGGTCGGCGGGGGGAGGTGTGGGCTCGGCCTCGTTGATCGGGCGGCAGCCCGGGTTCTGCCGGACGAGCTTGATCGCGGTGGGGATGGCGGGTCGGCCCATAAGTCTGAAAATCGGCCGGGAAAGCCCCGGCCCAGTTTTTTGCAGGCGCTCACGCAAGCCCCCGATGGCGCCTCTCTCT